TGACTGTCGACCTTCCGAGCGAGACCCAGACTGCTGCTGACATTGCTGAGAACATGTTCGGATCCCCATTCACCAAAGAAGAGATCGAGTTTGTGTACCACGGCCAAATGAGCAACCAGTTTGACGACTCCAACGCCGCTAGCTTTCTCTACCGCCTCCACCGCAGCAAGGACCGCCCAACCGTCGCCGCAAGCATCAAGAAACGCATCGTTCGTCGCACGAAGGACCCCATTTTAGAGCTCATGTCTGGTACCATCGGCGCAGCGGCTATGACTCAACGGTTCGAGAAGCTGATCGATTGCACCGAAGTTCCCCTGGACCAAGAGCTGTTTGACGAGTGTCGCCTACGTTCTTACTGCAACCTCCTTGAGAAGCCCTACCCATTCCTAGCGAACAAGAGCTACAAGGCTGACCCCAGCATGCCGTTCTCCTACTGCCTCATTTTGTTCAAGCAGCAAGCCCTCAAGAAGTTGGAGCAGCACACATCAGCTTTAGCGGCGAAAGAGAAGCTCACCGCCAAAGTCGGACAGACCATCACTGAGTTCAAACACGAGGTCGCTCTGGAGCTCAGTGGCGTGTTCATGTACATCCTCCGCAAGAGTCAGCAGCTCATGGCCGACAAGAACGTTTATTACCACGCCTGCCACAGCGACGCGCAGCTCAAGGAATTCACCACCAAGTTCTGGGACTCCACAGTGCTCTCGATCGAGGATGATGCTACCGCTTGGGATGGAAATGTGAACGCTCCTTTCGTCGGCTTCCAACTGGCGCAGATGGAAATTATGAACATCCCCAGGCACCTGATCAACGCTTACTTCGACAACAAGACCAACATGCATTGCGTTATGGGCCCGCTCGGGTATGCGGAGTCCTCTGGCGGTGCTGGCACTCTCCCGAACAACACCATGGGCTGCCACATGTACCAAGAGACCAAGTACGACATTCCGACCGGCACTCCCACGATGGTCAGCGGTGACGATTTTGCTACGAACTGCACCCCAGCAGTCCGCCCAGCTTGGGCCAAGCTAGAGCGAGAGTTCACTCAGGAGTTCAAACGCATCGAGACCTATCGGCCCACCTGCTTCGGCTGGAAGATCTACCCCCATGGCCCTGTGAAAGATGGTTCAACTATCCTTGCTCGCACCCTCTTCTCCATGGCTCGCAATCAGCTCTCTGACACCATCACGAATCTCTTGTCGGACTGTAGCAACATTCTCAACGACTCAGCCAGCATGGAGGACTTGGAAGAAACTGAACTCGAACATTTCATGGCAGCTGCTACGATCCTGG